TTATGATCGATCCTAAAATGCTGGACGCCCTGTCCAGCTCCATCTACCTGTCCAAGCTGCAGCTGAAGGGCGAGACCGTGGACGACGACGACAAGCGCATTCGGGCCAGCGGACTCTATGACGACTGGACCGCCGGCGCCCACACCGTCGGCCAGATCTACAACGCAGAGGGACAGACCTGGGAATGCTACCAGGCATACGACAACGCAACGTACCCGGACATCGAGCCCGGCAACGCTGCGTGGTTCACCTTCAACCGACCGCTCCATGGCAAGACCCCCGAGACCGCCCGACCCTGGGTGGCTCCCACACACTCCAAGGACATCTACCAGTACGGCGAGTACATGATCTGGACTGACGGCACCATCAGACGCTGCATTGCGGAGAATGGTACCGACTTCAGCCCTGACGACTACCCGGCCGGCTGGGAAACCTACACCACCTAATCTACCAAAGAAAGGACAAAGAGCTATGAAAAATGCAATCTGTACTGCTGTCGGCGTTGTCGGCGGCTTCATCGCCAACCTGTTCGGCGGCTGGGATGCCGCGCTGACCACCCTGATCCTGGCTATGGCCATCGACTACGCATCCGGCCTGATTGTTGCCGGCGTGTTCCATAAGTCCAAGAAGTCCGAGTCCGGCGCCCTGGAGAGCCGCGCCGGCTGGAAGGGCCTGTGCCGCAAGGGCATGTCCCTGCTGATCGTCCTGATCGGCCACCGGCTGGATCTTGCCATCGGTGTCGCGTACATCCGGGAGGCTCTTATCATCGGCTTTATTGCAAATGAGACCATCTCCATCGTGGAGAACGCCGGTCTGATGGGTCTGCCCCTGCCTGCCGTTATCACCAAAGCAATCGACGTTCTGACCCAGAAGGCAGACGCCACCACCACGCAGTAAGGAGAATAACATGAACATCATCAGCAAAGGCATCGACATTTCCAGATGGCAGGGCGACTTCGACCTGGAAAAAGCCAAGAAGGAAGGCTTTGAATTTGCCATCATCAAGGGCGGCGGCGGTGACGATGGTCTCTATGTAGACAAAAGGTTCACCGAGAACTACCAGAAGGCAAAGAAACTGGGAATCCCCGTCGGCGTTTACTGGTTCAGCAAAGCGCTGACCGTGGAAAAAGCTGTCGAGGAGGCGGACTATTTCTTCCGGAACTGCCTGAAGGGCCGCCAGTTCGAACTGCCCGTCTACATGGACATCGAGAACGCTGCGCAGCTGGATCTGGGCAAGCGGAAGCTCACGGATATTATCCACGCCTGGTGTCAGCATCTGGAGGCGAAGGATTTCTGGGTAGGTATCTATTCCAGCAAGTCTTACTTCTCCTCTTACATGATCGACAGCGAGCTCCAGCGCTATGCCCATTGGGTGGCGGCGTGGAGCAAGACCTGCAACTACTCCGGCAGCTGCTTCGGTATGTGGCAGTATGGCGGAGAAACCAACCTGATCCGCTCCAACAAAGTGGCGGGCGTTGTGTGTGACCAGGACTACATGTTGGTGGATTATCCCTCCTTGATCAAGAAGGCCGGCAAGAATGGCTTCGGTACCCAGGCTGAAGAACCTGTGGAGGAAAAAGCTGACCTGACGGAAGATGAGTCCGAGAACTACAGCTATGTTCAGGTATATAGCCGGAGTGCTGATGGCGAGCTCCATCTGACCACCAATTTCCAGGTCAAGGAATTTGCTTGCAAGGATGGCTCGGATCCCGTTTTCATCCATCCCAATCTGCCCAGATGGTGCCAGGCCGCCAGAGATAAGTTCGGCTACGCCTTCTCTCCCAACAGCGCATACCGTACCGTGAGCCACAATGCAAAGCCTGATGTAGGCGGTGCATCCCGGAGCTATCACATTTACGGCATGGCCGTGGACATTCCCGCGAAGGGAAACACCACCCCTCAGATGCTGTACGATTTCTTCGACGAGCTGCTGGGTGACTCTGGTGAGCTGGGGATCTACTCCTGGGGTGTCCATGTTGCTGTTTGCGAAACCAAGAAACGATTCAAGGCCTGAGCGCATTGGATCCTGACGAACCAACAAGGCGGGGTCGGCCACACGGCCGGCCCCGTTATTCATTAAGGGGGTATATTTATGCCTTCAAACTGGCTATCCATTGACAGCAACTTCCCGTCCTTTACCGGCGAGGAATCGCCGGAGCAGCAGATCCGGGCGCTGCACAACTATCTTTTCCAACTCCGGGAGGGTCTGCAGTATTCCTTGCAGAACCTGACCGCCGACAACTTCAACACCGCTGCTCTGCAGAATTTGACAGATGCACAGAAGAATGAAGTGACCGCGCAGCTGGAGAAGGTCTACACGCAGCTCAACCAGATGGCGGCGGAGATCGACAGACTCAGCGGCCGTGTCAGCGGAACCGAAAATCTTTCGGGAAGAATGACTACGGCAGAGGGTGAGATTACCGCCATGAAGGGCAGAGTTAAGCTGACAGAGGGAAATATCGAAGACCTGGCCGACCGGACAACAACAGCGGAAACCGGCATCGACGACCTGCAGGACCGGATGAAGACGGCAGAATCGGACATCGGATCCCTGAAAGGACGGGCCACGATCACCGAAGGGAATGTCGAAGATCTGGCCGGCCGCGTCAAGCAGCTGGAGGACGACCAAACCCTGGGTGATCTGCAGGAGGCGGTCACCGGCGAAGGTGGCCTGCAGGAGCAGATGGACACCACCAAGCAGGAACTGAAGAAGATCTCCGGCGCCGTTCAGGTGGCGGATGATGGCAGCGCTACCGTCGGATCCGAAGGGAAAGTGCTGCGCCTGGTGGGGCAAGTCTACATCAACGGCGTGCTTATCGAGCAAGGAGGCACCACATGAAATTACCGAGCATGAAGTTTGCCGACGGCATCGCCAAAGGCAAGCAAATCAAATTCGGCGGGCTGAACCATTCCAGAGGCGCCAGGGACGGCGAGCTCTGGGATATGCAGAACCTGACGAGCGATCACTACCCGCTGCTGGCGTCCAGGGCCCCGCGCCTGCAGTACCGATCCTTCGCAGCACCTGGCGGCATCTTCTCCTGGGACGGCCTGTGCTGGGTAGAAGGTACCGCCTTTTACTTCCGGGGAGAGGAAAAGGGCCAGGTTACCCAGGGGCAAAAGACCTTTTCCTCTATGGGTGCCTACATCCTGATCTTCCCGGATAAGTGCTACTACAACGTGGACACCGGCGAGTTCGGCTCCATGGAGGCAACCTGGCAGGGTGCCGAGCTGACCTTCGGCGACGGCCTGCTGTACGGAGAAGCCGCTGCGGCAAACTGCATCAGCTGCAACGGTGTTACCTGGGAGGATTATTTCCGCGCAGGCGATGCCATCACCATCAGCGGCTGCACCACCAATCCCGGCAACAACACCAGCATCATCATCCGGGCCATCGATGGGGACAAGCTGTACTTCTACGAGCACAGCTTCACCCTGGGAGCTGAAGGCGCCGCATACACCGAAGCCGGCGAGCTGACGATTAAGCGCAGCGTGCCGGATCTGAAGTTTATGTGCGAGAACGAGAACCGCCTGTGGGGCTGCACGGACACCACGATCTATGCCAGCAAGCTGGGCGACATTTTCAACTGGAACGTGTACGACGGGCTGGACACGGACTCCTTTGCCGTGGACACCGGCTCTGCAGGTGTGTTCACCGGCTGCATCTCCTACCTGGGCTACCCGACCTTCTTCAAGGAGGACCACATCTACAAGGTCTACGGATCCGTGCCCTCCAACTTCGAGGTCATGGGCAGCGCCACCCTGGGCATGGCGGCCGGCTGCAGCGAGAGCCTGGCCGTTGCCGGCGAGACCCTGTTCTACCTGGGGCGGAACGGCGTCATGGCCTACACCGGCGGCATCCCTCAACCAATGGGTGCGGACTTCGGCCTGAAGCGATTCAAGAATGCCGTGGGCGGATCCGATGGCCTGAAGTATTACATCAGCATGCAGGACGAATCCGGCGTCTGGGGCCTTTATGTGTACGATACACAGAAGGGACTCTGGCACAAGGAGGACTCCAGCCACATTACCCACTTCGCCAGATGGGCGGGCAATCTCTATATGCTCACCGACCAGGGAGAGCTCTGGATCGCAGGCAACGCCCAGGATCCTCCAGATGATGTGCAGCAGGAGGATCCTGTGGAATGGTTTGCTGAGTTTGCGGACTTCACCGAGGAGGACCCGAACAAGAAAGGCGTCAGCAAGATCCAAATCCGGCTGGAGCTTGAGGAAGGCGCCACCGTGCAGGTGTTACTGATGTTCGACTCCGACGGCGAGTGGCACCAGGTCAACGGCGCCCTGGGCGAAGGGGCAAAGCGTAGCTACTATCTGCCCATTGTTCCGCGCCGGTCTGACCATTACCGGCTGAAACTGGTGGGTACCGGCGGCTGCAGAATCTTCTCTTTGGTCCGGGAATACTACACCGGATCGGAACTCAGATCCAAAGCAGGGAGGAATTAACCAATGGCTTATACTTACGACGACTTTGTGGCGGCGGCCAACAATGCGGGAATTATGAACCAATTCTCGGAGC